ACATCTTGTTTTTTTATTCTAAGGCCATAGATATTATCTTCAAAAATCACAAAAAAATAAACATTCAAATACATACATTTATTTAAAAAAGTAATTGGGATATAATATCATTATCAAAATGCAAACTGTACATCTTGGTCAAATCTTCTTGGGGTTGCTTTTATTTTTGGATAGTATGGATATTTGTCGTACATATTATTTTCTATTCCTAAAAACATACAAGATATATTTTGGCTTGAATATGTTGATACACACATCTCTGAAGATAAGTTCTTACCTAATTCTTTTATTGTTTGTTTAGTCCGTTTAACTATTATATACCTAAGCATGTCTGAGTATTCTTTTTTCCATAATTCTTTTTTAAAAATAGTACTAAGAGTACGGCAACAATCTATGTTTGATGGATATTCGCATCTAAATGTGCAATTTATTATATTTTTTAATTGCGTCGTATTTAGATTCTCTAATACACGATATATATAACATCCAATGCCAATATATTCTTTTATTATATCCCATATCTCATTTGGGTAATTGTATTCTTTCTTTATAATACTGTGGGTATTTTGCTTTATGTTTATTCCATTTTTTGTTGTCATCATAAACTGTATATATAAGCATACAAAAAAATCCAGAAAAAAATCCTAAATAATTATTTTTCATTATATAATATATATCTATATTAATATATACAAAAAAAATATGAGTGAAAATAATTCCGTAGAAAATTTAACAAACAAGTTTGAAAATATTGAGAACATATATAATGGATTCATATCAGACCCAGACAACTCAGGATGTATTATTAATTTATGTATTGCTATTTTCGACTACATTGGGTTTGATATTGTTAGTGCAGATGGTTTTCGTATTGTTAGTATGGACACTAAAGGACAAAAGGATATTATCACAAACCCAGAATCGAGTGACTTAGAAAGGAGCCGTGCTATTTTTAGAGTTGTTTTATTTCTTACGATTACGTATCAAGTATTTACAAATTTTATTGGATTGCTAATGACAGCCGAAAGCATCCCAGATGAAGATTATAATATTCAACTTCAACCAGATGATCCAAAAAAAAATATCATTGATAGGATAAATAAATTGTTTGAGATTAGAAATAATACTAATATTGATTTTAAATTATTGTCGGCTAATATAATTGCTAAAGTCCCAATCGTCAGAAATGGATTAACTTCTCTATTGAATACCTTTGATGATGACACCGCCGTATTTTATAATCAAGAGAAACGAAGAATATTTAAAACCGAAGTATTTGGCCAAATTGTTTTAGAGCTTCCAGACGATGAAGAACTAACCGAAATGAAAAGCAAATGTAATTTTGCAGAACCATTTAAAGCAACGGCTTAAACTCTTGTACTCCTTGGACTTTCTCCACCATCAGTATTATGTGTTCGTTGATTTTCTAAATCTAATTGTTCCTCACCTGCAACATCTCTTACAACTTTAAAACAGCAAAAATTAACCTCCTTGCATTTACTCTTATAACATAATTTACCAATTGCTAATATTAACCCAATACAACTTGTTATTAAAAAGGTATAGAATACTTCGGATAGTTCCTGAGCCATTCAAAAAAAAATGTACTCATATATTTATCTCAATTTATTTTTTTTCGTTTAATATATTTAAGATGGGTTAATCCTGAATGCGCCATTTTGGTTGCACTCTCTTTTAATTCTTTTATTGATGGCATTTCAGCCCCTGTATATTTTTCTGTTATGTATGAGTGTCTAATAGCATTAATTGATTTGTGTTCGCCATAAATTTTATTTAATCTTTGGTTTAATGTTATTGGTGATAGTTTTGAATTATTGCGGTCGGTAAATAAGAACGGACTTTCTTGTTTATTTTTAATCCATAGATCTAATAGTTTTTTTATTTCTAATGATGGCTTAATAATTTGGCGGTTGAAACTTTTATCGGTCTTATATCTGTAAAAATAAAACTGTTTCTTCTTTGGGTCATATATATTATAGTCTGGTTTAATTTTTGCCCTTGCGTCATGTATCTCAACTTTCATTTCTGTCCAATCTAAAAGACGGCGGGGTAATATATTTTTTGTCCCACTTGTTAGAACATATAATAAATATTGTTGTAGTTCTTGTTTTTCCGTTGGGGTCTTATCTGGCTTATTAATCAACTCATTCCATCTTTCTTTTAATGGCTCGCCTTTCTCGCTTATCTCATCACCAGTTATCCAATTTTCTTCATACTTATCGGTCATAGCATTTTGTTCCATTTCCTTATCGTATTCTTTCGCATCTTCCATCATAGCCTTATGATATTTATCATATGCGGTCTTATCTGTTGTGACGGTTAGCAGTGCGGCCAAAATTGACTTTCTTTTACTGTATGGGATGTTATCCAAAAATCCAAGAATATCAATATACTTATTAAAGTCATTGATATCAAACTCGGCATCTTCAAAAATCTTTTTATATAAGTTAGATAATGTTGATACGTAAGCCGTTATCGATTTGTCAGACAATGGTCTATCTTTTTTGCGGTTTTCAACAATCAAATCTTTTATTTGCTGATTCATTTCTTACAAAATTTTTGTTTATATATTTATAAATTTATTTATTCAATATGAAAAAGTTTTTATTATATATATAACAATTTAAAAAAAATAAAATTAATTAATTAAACTCTTCTACCGTAATTATGTTTATATGGTATTATCTCATCGGGTTTATATTCTATGACGAATTTAATTTGTTTTTTTTCATCAACTGTTTTAATTCTAAATGCAGACCGCTTTTTAGGATCAACTTGTCGCCATCTGTAGTAGTTTTCGGTTTCATCCACTTTATAATGTTTTAAGTTGTGTTTTATTAACCAGTCTAAACAATCTTTTTCGCTATTTAAATGTTTATTGAATAATACAGATTGAATGACTGACATTTTAGCATATATATTTATGGCAATATTTTATTTAATAATTCTTTTAATATCTGTTGCCGACTTTCTCAATTCTCTTTTACGGGAATTAATAATTTCTTTATTGGCCTCATAATATTTTTTTTGTGATGCTCGAACTTTATCCCTATTATTATTTCTATATTTAGCCTGATTAATATTTATAGAATCCTTATTTTTATCAACCCATTCTTGTAATGTTTGTGTTGGTAAATTTTTATTTATGGCATTTTCAGTATTATCAATAAAATATCTTTCTCTCTTTAATAATTCATTTTTATTACCACACGGAAAATTTTCAATTAAAACTATATTATAATTTCCACCCAATATTATTTCTTTGCTTTTTATATTTTTACCTGTTTGATTTTTAGCACTAAACACGTGATTGCTCAATCTATCGCATAAATATTTTTGTGTTGTGCTTCCTATATAACATTTTCCAGTAATATTGCAAACAATTTTATATATCTTAGAATTATTATAATTCGACATTTTCGTTTTTTTTCGTTTCGGTTATATTATATATTATTATTTGTTTAATAGGTCTCCAAGCATCTTCTTTAATATAATGTCATTTTGTCGGCGGTCGTCGCTCCATAGTTCTAAAAATTGCGGATAGTCTTCATAATGTGTGGTATGATAGTCGCACAGAATACAATATCGCCCGCAATTCTGTGATTCGTAATCTTGTATATCTCTATTATTTATAGCATAAGGCCTAAATGGTTTTAAAAACTCTTGAACTGCAATTGGGGGATTGAAACCAAAACTATCAAAATATAGGCCGTTGCCATCTTCAAATATTTTTGCAAATATCCAATGTGTCCCGTTGCCTTTATCGCTGTCTTGCATATTGATATAATAACTCCCAACCTGTCGAGGATGGTTTCCTTTAATCAACTCATCTTTACTAACTACATCAACAATCGGCAAATTTAATTTATGTGCCATATTTTCCAAATCTATATTTGTCATCATTTTTGAATAAGGGTCTTAAAAAAATAATGTTATATATTAAGCAATATATTTTATTTTATAGTTTATTATAGTGATACATATTTATGTTGTTGCATATCATAGTGTTGATGAACTCCTCCGCCTGCAGTTGTGAAACTTCCGCCACTCATAGATCTATGAACACGACCCAAAGGATTATATCCGCCATTTTGATTAACATTACTAAAAAATGGATTCATCTGTGGGGAATTTACTCTGGCATATGGTGAGCCCAATTGAGTAACTCCTGAGGGCTCTGGTGGTGGGGCAATATGTCTGCTATGTGCTCTTACAATAGCGCCCCCATGTAGAGAGTGTTTATGGTGGGTTCTTAAATGCTTATGGTGCCTAAGCCCCTCACCCATATTATGTGCAATGTGTGTTCCAAGTTTATGGCCAAATTGTGCTCCATATTTTGAACCCAGTTCGGCGCCCCTTTCAGCATCAAAACCTAATTTAGATGCGGCCAAGTGTCCAAGATGGTGTCCCGCGTGATGGCCTACATGTTCGACTACTTTTGGAATATGGTGTTTTACAACAGCCTTAGCGGCGGATTTAAGAGTATCAAAAAACCCTTCGCCTGCTTTAAATTTTAGCAAGTGGTGTTTTCCTTTGTGATGTGCGGCTCGCATCTTCTTTAATGTGGTTGGATGCAATACTACTATGTGTTTTCCAAGGTGATGTAAGTGATGTGGATTTATTACTAAACCAAGACCCATAGATAGGGCTTCCACTTCATCGTGGTCTAAATCCATTGGAACTGCGTGCATTCTGAGAATGGTCTTTATAAGACTTGACTCTGAGAGTAAAAAAATAAGTTGAAAAAAATTAAGATTATTATATTTATTACTTTATATTATTTTTGAAATTAATTAATTAAGCAATCTCTTGACCAGTTGCCATATTGACCGTAATACTTTTTTCATACTCTACAAAGACCATAAGATCTATAGCAACATTTGCCAAGTTCTGACATTGAATTTGAACAGACCTTGCCATACCTTCCTCACTTGGAATAATACGACTTGCATTACCAACATAATATCTATATAGGTATTGCCATTCTTTGAACCCAATAAGACCAGACCCAAGACCAGTAGTTAGTGAGCCGTTCAACTGGTTAATGGAAACCATTTGTTCATAAAAGTCTTCAAAGTTGTATTGCAATTGTTGAATAAATAAGTTAGTGCCAGAAATAAGAATTTGGAAGTTTCCAAGAGGGATAGGATCGGGGGTTGCTCCAGTTGTGGAAAATGGAGATAATAGGGTTGATGAAATAACGGGTTGCACACCTACAGCGGTTGCAACATTTGCATTGGTTGTTAAAGATGTATACACCTGAGATGCTGAATTAACTCCATTAGGTGATGATGTACCTGAAGATGTCAATAACGGTACGACTATTACGTTCTTAATATTAGGAATCCCGTTACTAACCAATATGTTAATATTAGCCCCAATTGATTGGTTAGGGAAATAAAATTGGAAGATGTCATTGTATAGGATTTTCTTAGTGGGAGTTAATTCTAAGAAACGAGTTTCGGCCAATGGGTTCATAGCAAATGCGGGTGCATACAATCTGCATTGTGTAATTGGGCAAGTTGCGGTAGAACTAATTGGGAACTGTGCAGTAAATTGGCACTTAGCAATAGAAACAGCAAAATTAACAGTTTGTGCAACTGCCGCAATAGGATTTCCATTTGGGGTTCCTGCATTAGAGTTGGCAATTTGTAGAGGATTAATATTATAACCTCCTTGTCCTAAATCATTAGATGCTAACATAAGCGGGTTAGTTGCACCTCCTCCCAAAATATATGGTGATGTGGTTAAACTAATTCCGCCATATGAAGTCTCATAAGCGGACGATAAAGTACCTTGTACAACAGGTGGCCCATTGGTACCTGTAACAGCGGGAACTACTGTAATTTGTCCGTTAATATACTGTGCAGTAAATGAGCACTGGTTAGTATTCAAATAAATTCTCATTGTAGATCCTTTTAGCAATGGTAATTTTTCAAAGAAGTTGCAAATATCCTTAAGTCTAATAACTGCGGGGATTTGAATAATTCTGCAAGCAGTTCCGCCATTGTTGCTAATGTTTGCCTGAAATAAAGTTCCCCAAGCATTTACCGCTGAAGCAGAGCCTGTAGGTGTTGATGTGGATAATAGCAATCCCTGATTAGCGGAAACGCTGGAAATTGTAAATGACCCAGCAAAACCAAGACCAGTATTTGCACCTGCATTTGCATATGCGACTGAGTATGTGTAAGCGGTTGGGGTTCCAGTTGTGGTGGTTGCTGAATCAAAATTAATCCAAGATTGTCTTTTTTGTAATCCACAGTTATGCAACATTCTTAGAGTTGCATTTGGGGTTGTGCATTTAGTTGTAAAGTTATATACAGCTGGAATTCCACCAGCGGATACTTGGCCAGTATTTCCTTGGAACGATAGGAAAGCATTAAGTTCTACATATTCGCAATTTCTGTTATTACTAAGACCAGTGCCAGAAGTATTTAATTGATTTTCTGTTGCAGCGGCCAACACAATATTACCATTATTTTGAATAATGTTATTATATACCCAAGAGTCCGCAGTATCTGGATAGAAACCACAAATTGCGCCCCAGTTCTGAACATCAGCATATGACCACGATGTAAGGGCGCGGAAACTACTAAATACATTTAAAAATGGCACCTGCTGAACTACATTTCTGTTGTTAAATTCAACAGTCATTGCATGGATCATCTGCCAATATCCGTTTTTCATACCAACAACCCAATCATAGCAGGCCGTTGTTGATAGGGCGGTTGCACCAGCGGGTGCCTCAAATTGTATAACCAATGGCATTAAAATAAAAGCCTCAGACCATCCAATCCACATCAATTTTGTTATTAATCTCTTATTGTCTCCAATAAGTTCAGACTATATCTTAAGAAATCATCATAGGTTGCTAATCTATTCATTCCCACTACCATTTAGTCGTTGAGCCTTCCCCATATCCTTGCATAACGGACTTAGGGGCTTGGTTGCGGATTGTCTCTATTCTATAACTTTTTACTATACCTATAGTAGTTAACTATAGCCATTATAATATTTCTATTATAACTTAGTATTATAGACCTAACGAGATATCCCCGCAATTTGGAAGTGTCGCCCTATAACCATTTTAACAAATGGCTATAGGACTTGCCCACCTTTTGGATGGACACGGGCAGTGTGGAGGTTTACCCGAGTTACTTAAACTGGTAGTATCCAGTACAATTTGGGAACTGTATGACCCATTATTGTTATCATTCACATACAAATATTGCTTGGAGGTAAATTCACTTGTAGTGTATAATTCGGTAGAAACCGCATCTTCATACACGAGATGATCGCCCATTTTCTTTGTTTGAAATTAACCAAAAAATATTAATGTGATATTTATGTTATTATATTTATAGATACATAAAACAAAAAAAAATAATTAATTATGGTATTATTTTATCCAAATGAAATATATTTCTTTAGCGGTCTTGTTTTCTTAATTGATAGGTGTTTTAACTTTTCGGTGGCTCGTCTTACTGAGTGGCTCTCTGATGCTTTATGCACACCTTCCCCATAAACTTCTGCTGGCTTATGTCTATCCATATTCATATGTTGTCTTCGTGGATGATGGAGGGTTGTCCTCGTATTTCCAATTAACATTGGATGCACTCGTAATCTCATTTTTTATTTGCTTATATTATATAATATAAAATAATTATTTATTTTATTAATCCCATTTCACCTTCATCTGAAATATTAACTAATATAACAATCGTAGGGTCTTGTATGGCAACCGCTCTTTGATTTTGGTCTAAAATCTGGATAACAAATTCGTTGTAATTTCCTTCCAATACATCGATGAATGACATCTGAGGGGGAATAATACTAAAATAAGACCCAAAGGTTGCAGTTGCTGGAATTCCAAAAGAATATAGCAAACTATTTGGGATAGAGTATTTATTATTTATTAAACTACACGTTAAAGTAAAGCTGGCAACTGGTGATACTTGCGGAGTTGTTTGCGATAAGAAAGAAACAACTGATGTTTTACCATATGGGGCGCTGGCCGTAGTTGGTTGTGTCCAACTTGTGGTATTATTAGTTGTGATGGTTGCTTGTGCCGTATTTAATGGATAATATCCAGTGGCGAATCCCAAAACAGATTGAAAGTTATTGTTTAATATATAAAACATTGGGTAAATATATTGTGTTGTTATTGTTGGGATTGCCCAAGTTGCACCAGTTGGTAAAGTCCATCCATTTGCAGTTGCTAAGGTTGTATTTAGTCCAAAGGTATTTAGGCTCACCGCATAGTATGTTGGGTTTGTGGTAATTGTCAAAAAATACACATAAAACCCGTTACTTGTTTGTTTTAAATAATGTAGTCTTGAAACCATTATTGAGTGAATAAAATCATTCATGGCGGTTACATCATAAAACCCATCTGGAAAGGTTATTGTGTAAGTCTGGCCATCAAACCAAATATAATCGAATGTATTATTTTGATAAGCGGCGGTTATGTTGAATGTACTGTAATACATAGAAAAAGATGTAAGTGCCAACTTTTGCCCCTTCTTTAAAATTATAGATGTTGGAAATCTATAAGCAAGATTTGAGTTGTTGGTGTTTGGCAAAATGTTTGAACTGTTTAGAATTAAAGTCTTCATTTTAAAAAAAATATATTTTATTATATTATTATATATATATTAAGTTGTGATGAAAATAATAGAAATTGTTAAAAGCCCAAGGAAGGGAAAACGGTATAGGGCTATATTTGACGATAATAGTAAGATAGATTTCGGGCTTGATAATCCGCGATATGGCACATACTTAGATCATCATTCAAAGGAAAAACGGAAGGCATATTGGGCAAGACATTATGGTAGTGAATCGGAAAGAGAATTATTACGTTGGATTATTCCAAGTGCATCGACCCTGTCCGCTTTTCTCCTGTGGGGGACTACTACAGACTTAAAAAAAAATGTAGAAGAATTAAATGATATTTGGGCAAATCAAGAATTTAGGCATTATTAAGTTCTAAAAGATATTCATATGCTTTTGATTTGCTTATACGACTTTCAGATAAAAATTTGAGTATTAGGTTTCTCAATTCTCTTACAACTCCCGCATTATCATTACCCGCCAAAAATTCCCCGTGTAATAATTTAAATCTATCCATTTCCTGTTTTTCATTTTCCAATGAGTTCATTCTTGGCAAATTTAATTTATCAAATACTCCAGAGAATATAGCAAGTTTTTCAAACATTTGTTTTTCATCTTCTGGTACATGTTTATGTAAAGATTGCAACGACCGCTTATTTGTCAATAGTTCAAATAAATATTGTTGTAATTCACTGCTTATTTTTTTTGATGGGAAATTTGGATTAACTGCCAAACTCTTATATACGACTTGCAATATTCCCTTTTTAAGTTGTCTCATATTTATGGCAAACTTACCAAATGCAATATATCTGTTTTCTCGATCATCGTATTTTTCATAATCATCTTCAATACCGCTTGCAATTTTATGTGGTTTTGCTCTTGGTTCTTTTTTTGGCTTACTAATACTAATCGGCTCTAATTTTAATTCTTCATTGTAAATAGTATATGGGTCATCAGTTTTAAGCCCTCTTCCCAGTCTTATTGGTTTTAGCCCTGTTGTCTTTGGCTTAGTGGCTTTATGTTCTTTATGTTCTTTTTTAATACCAGCGCCCGCTTTTCTACCACTTATAATAATTGGGGTTCCAGTAGTTCTTATAAATGTAGCAACTTGTGTAGAGCCTATTTTTGGTATTCTACCTTTTGTAACCAGATCGCGGAATAATTCATTACCATTAATCATATCACCAATTTGTTCTAAATCTTTAAAATTGAGTCTTGCTTTTACAAGTTCTCCAGTCAATGGTGAGTTTGTTGTAATTTCAACAATACCAAATGTTCTATTTTTACCGCCCTTTTGTTCGTGCACCACAATACCAAAACTAACACCCTCTAAATCAATTAATCGGATTCCGTGCGGTGATGGTTTTGATGGGACACTTAAAGCCTTTTTACCTGCGGCCAATGGGGGAGATACATAATCCAAAATAGCGGCAAGTTCGGATATTGTAGTTATTGGGACTCCGCTATCTAAAAAACTTGGGGGCATACCACCCGCTGGAACTGGTGCTGGAACTGGGACTGGTGGTGCTGGAGCTGGTGGTGCTGGAACTGGAACTGGTGCTGGCGGTGGTGGTGGTGGAGGTGGCGCCATTCTTCCAACCGCAATTGGTAAATCAACTTTTAATAATTGGTTTAATGTAGCAATTGTTCTTGGTGTTAAAGTCCCTAATTTTTTCTCTAATGTTTTTAACTTTTGGGCATTTGATGTTTTTTGGTCAGCAACAATTTTAATTACTCCTTGCATATTTGGCAAAGGCTTTAATAGATTTAATAGCATCTGCATAACTTTAAATCCTTCTACTGGATCAATTCCTCCTAAAAGTGCATCAATATCTGCAAATGCTGTGGCATCTGGCAATTCGGCAATTAATGTGGTTAATATTGGCGTTAATGCTGATGCTGGGGTTAGCCCACCCGTGGCAGTTAATTTTGCTTCTAAGTCTCTTATAAATTCGGACACTAAAATTAATTTTTGCAAGTCTCCTGTTGTTGTTATTAAATTATCTTGTGCATATGCAAGATTATTTGGCACTCCACTTGATGCGGTCAATACATCTAAATATTTATGTAGGTATTCAATAAAAAATGCTGGTGATGAATTCTTAACATCAAAACGACTATCAAAATCGGCCTTAATTTGTGGGTATGCTCTATTAAATGCAATACGACCGTCCAAATCCAAATTACTTGATATTTCGTGTGCTTCACTCGACTTAAATCCCAAATCCAACAAATTCTCAATTGCTTTTCCCGCTTGATATGTTCTATCCTCGGCCAGTTCAGTTGCTGTTTTTCTATCTGGAGCCACTGGCATTATTCCCTGCTTTATATCCGCTCGTTGTTTAGATATATTGGTCATATTATCTACGGCCGCCTTTCTGATAATTTGGTCTCGCAAAATTCTTTCATCAATTTTTAACTCTTTTGCCATCTTAAAAAAAATTTTAGTTTTAATATTATTATATATTTAACACAATAAAAAAATATCGAAAATAAAATATTAATCCTCACCATCATCTTCGATTTCAAAAAATTCCGTAAAGTTATGCCTGAATCTCTGTTTAGGATCGCCTTCTAAATCAATAAGCATAAATCCTGTTTTTTCCTTCGTGCAATAATTGTATATCTCTATCAATTTCTTTTTATCTATACCCAAAGAATATTCTTTTGCAATCATAACTAAATTTTTCATACTGGATACCTGCTTTATGATAAGATAAGTAAGGTTATTCCTGATCATCTTCGGCACGGCATAATAAGACTGTGAAATATAAACCATACTTGCATTTTTCTTTCTGGCTCTAATAAAATATTGTTCCATAGGCTTTTGGTTTCTCTCACCAACTAAATCATCCATGACAATAAGAGATTGTATATCTTTATCTAACTTATCAATCTCGGGCAAGTTCTCAACACCTTCTCGGACTTCTATTTCTTTAGTATCTTTAAATTTATCTTTAACCCAATTATAAATAGGCTCATCACTATTCTTTGTTATAATATATATTTTTTCAAATGTATCCGCCATAACTTTTATTAAATTCATTAACGTCTGAGTCTTACCACTTCCAGAACTTCCTACGATTATAGCTCGGAATGGTATAGAAATATGATGTATATCAAAATGTGGATTATGGTAATGTTTTATAAACTTCTTGGGCATATGCTCATACCAATTAACAAGTTCTCCCGTGGGTTTAGCCCCCGCTGTTTTTGCCCTTCTTGACATTTAAAATTTTATCTTTAAATATTTTTTCAAAAAGTATATTGTATTATATATAAATATATTTATTATTGAAAAAATAAAATAATGTCGGTTCAACCTCCACCAACAAATACGAATGGGGGATTTAATCAAGGCGACTGGACAGACCCAAATGCTCCAGTAAATCAGCAATATTTAGCCGAGAATTATTTGCAATTTCCAGCGGCACAAGGGGCGGAAACATTAGCGACTACAACAATAAGCGGAACATTGACCGCACAAGATAATGCAACTTTTAGTGATGTTACATTCTTTAATGGAGATTCTACATTTTCAGAAAGTGTTATCATTAATGCAAATACTGGAAAAACAAATACATGTTCTATTAATATACCCACTACAGTTACAAGCACTATAAGTTTAGGAGGCTCTGCCACGGCGACAACACAACCAAGCGGAAATAATACAACATCCGTAGCGACAACTGAATTTGTTCAAAATGCTGTGCAAGTGAGTGGGGTTCAAACAACGGATACGCCATTATTATGGAGTGGCAATAATACTTGGCAAACAAATATAGGAAATTCAGGATATACATTTCCATATGGATTAAATGCTGGTTGGAATGCTTCTGCGGGTAGTGGCGATTGTGATTTAATTGCTATTGGTGGAACTACTGGCAACCCTTTAACTGGTGGCCTTAATGTTTATTTAGCAACTGCGCCAACAACAATAACACCCGCAACTGTTCCAAAGTTTCAGGTAAATGCAAATAATGTAAATATACCTGCGGGCTCAACTTATAATATTAATGGTGTTAGTATTACGGCCAATAGTGCTCTGTTAAATGGAGGCACAAGTGGTGCGCCACAAATATTCACTGGTTATGATCAATTTGAAAATCAAACCACTTTTAATGGGGACAATACAACAGTTCAAAATACGGGCATTATTAAATTTACAAATGCAAATACTGGATCAATTGGCACATTATATCAAGATGCATCGGGCGGAAATGATATGACATTATGGTCAAGTAATACAAATGGAGGTTTGACGGTTAGAAATCCATCATATTCTTTTACTGTAAATCCAACATCAGGAAATGTGGCAACTTTTACTAATCCCATTGCATCGGCCTATTCTATTACTGGTGGGAGTTTTATATCAAGCCAAACAACACTTAAACAAGACCCAAATTTTAATCCTCAAATTTTCTCATTACAAAATACATATGATGGAACTCAAGG